CCATCCTGATATGCTCCAAATGCGGATGTCAATACAACGATCGTCGCCATCAATATTAAAATTGCTATAGTTCGCAGTTTCATTTTTTATGATTATTTTTTCCTGATATAATAGAATTCGATATAATATTTATGAATCATGAGGCCGACCGCCGAAGTAGTAGGTAATCCCGTATAAATATCTCTTTTCGTCGTCGGTGTTATACGTGTCGTCGTCACGTGGTATTCTAAAAATATTTGCGTCACCCGTTATTATCGTCGGGGGTGTCACGGTGATGACATCAAGCGTAGTAGGCGGAGGCGTTTTATCTAGTTTCGTCACATAAATACCTTTAGTTTTATCACCGGTCCCTAATTCTGTCTCATACTTGATAATATCATACGTTCGCTGGACAATCGCAAGATATCCGAGTATCATTCGTAGCTCTTGTATGATCGCTTCATCGACGCGAACCGTGTATAATAATGCCGCGTCATTCTTCGTTTGTTCGCGCATCATCGAGAGAATTTCATCGATACGTTTGCGATATCCGTGAACCTTACTATATACATTAAGATGTCGTTGCTTTAAAGCGTCATTATTTTTATAACGTTCATCCGAATTTACGGATTGAAGTAGTTGGCTATATGTGCTGTTACTTAGATTATCACCAGCTTTACCGGAATTCAGCGGTTGAATATTTTTCATTTTGTCGGCATTTTTATCACCTGCGATGAGAGATTTATATGTGAATTCACCAGATTTCGTTTTTAATATAGTCGCGTCATCTTTATTCTTGTCGGATAATGAAATTCGATTACTTATATCCGCTGTAATGTCCGACGTTGTATTGAACAATATTCCGGTATTGAACCGATCAAGACATCGTGTGATATCGATGATTTTATAATTGACATCATTATACATGAGTGTTTTCATATCACGAAAGTCGCCAACAACATATTTGTCACTATTTACCTGGCGAAATGCGCCGACATTACCGTAACTTCGATTGATCGGGTTATACACACAATCGATGAAATACACCGCGCGTTTGAATGTGTCACCACTAGTAGTGTTGGGGGTGCTTTTATTCGAAAAATCATAGATACTCGTAATTTGTGCTTTGCGAGATGACCCGATGAGTTCATTACTTCCAAACATCGTGATACCGCCGATTCCGCTACCAATCCCGCACTGCTTGCTTTTGAAGTATCTATCAGTAAAATCATTACTGTCTTCCTCTATGAATTTATTCGACCGTCGATGATCCTTTCCGCTATCATCACCTTGAATGATTTTGGGCATGCCGAGTGAGAACCCTTCACGAGATAGTGAAACTCCTTGTGTAAGCACGTCCTTGTCGCTTATGCCACCTGTTGCGGATGAAGATAGATCGGTCCATAATGTCGATGCTATCGTCTTTTGTAGTTCACCAAAATCGCGGTTGTTTTCAGTCATCCATCGAAAACATTCGAATGAAATTATCACGATGCATAACAAGATAAACAACGTGTATTCGCGATAGACAAATAAAGCGACTAGACCGATAATTAATATTATTTTTAGGAAGGCATACATGATCTCGCTATGAATCACATTATGATAAATCCATGATAGAATATACTGAATATAATATTGAATTTCCATCGAACAAGTCGATTCTTACTACTATTATGCTAGATATAATTATATATACGATACCGTGTTGTCTCGTGTATATAAGTATCGCTGGCTCATTCGCTCATTCGATCATTCGATCATTCGCTCATTCGCTCATTTCTTCTTCAGCTTATCGTTGATTTCCTTCACCAAGTCGGTCTGTGATTCAGCACCTTCCTTTGCGGTGGTTTCGTCACTTCCGCAATTCTCGCCTTCACACTTATCCTTCTTCATGTTCTCTTCGCCTTCAAGGACTTCCTCTTCCCCTTCAACAGCCATACCCTCAAAACCGTGGTAACCGCTCATCGAAGCAACCATCGCGACAAACACAACGGCTAGCAAACCAGCGGCGGTGTGCTTCAAAGAAAGAAACACGACGGCGGCAACAAAGATAAGCTTTCCCAGAACGTTATTGTACAAAAACCCGAGAAGGTTGGGTTTAAGGACCATAATAACGATCACCACGAGTAAAACACCTAAAGTGAGTTCTTTGTTCAATTTCACCATTTTCGTCTTATATACATAACAAATATATTTTTCGTATATAACTGGAACAATCTTCACCGAATTAAAATCTCATTTTTTTATAGGAGAACATGACATCTTTAGGTTTTTCGGAATATGCCGAAAGTAATAGTAGTAATAACGACCCAAAGAACAATATTCGTGGCAGAAACGGCGGAGGCGGCACCGGAGGTCGCCAAAATCGCACGCTAAAGATTCCGCGAAACCAAGAATTATTAAAAACTACGAATGAATCATTCGCCAATCCGCCGAATGAAATGGCCGCTGTCGCCGGGAAAAAGATAAAGCAAATCAAGGATTATATTGAGAATATTCACCGCAAAGGCGGAGAAGATAGTGAAGAAGATCCAGATGATGCTTCTTCATCGATGCTTCCGTCGTATCCAGCGCAAGGAATGGGGATTTATGCGACGAATGTCTCTCATTCGGGAGTGATTCGAGGCGCAGAAACCGTATCTAGCAAAACCTCGCCTCCCCAAGTAGTTCGCAAAACGACCCAAATGAATTCCCTAAATCCGTCATCATCTTATTCGTCCACATTATTGGAAGGAATGGAGACCGCAAATTCGAATACATATGGAATAACCCCATACTTTGAAAAACTGACAGGTATTTCTGGTGCTCCAAAGAAGGATGCTGCTGCCCCTTCCTCGACGAATGTATCGGCATTTAGCACAAATCCGAAAACGAGCACATATGCGACGCAATACTATGAACAATTCGTGCCTTATGCCGAATCTCTCGCAAATCAGCTCACCGGTGGTGGTGGCGGCGGCGGCGGCAACGGCAACAGCACAAACATGTCAGGAACAAATGCTGCACTCATCGAAAAGTTGAATTATATTATTCATATGCTCGAAGAAAAGAAAGATGAGAAGACTGGCCATGTAGTAGAAGAACTTGTTCTCTATTGCTTTTTAGGCATATTCATTATATTTATAGTAGATACATTCACGCACGCGGCTTCAGCTGGTGGTGGTGGTGGTGCCGGAACTAGGGGCGGTGGTATGTTTGGAGGTCGTCGAGCATCCACACTATATTATCGAAGATAAACACCAACCCGCGACAAGGACGTCACTTTATACCATGAAAATATCTTTACACACCGTCTCATCGTGTATAATGGCATTATATAGTATGTAATACCATTTTTCCTGTGTTAATAATGGCCATGAGAATGGTTCTGATGTCACCAACATGTCGATAATGCGATAGTTATGCGCAATCGTATCGATGATCACCGCACCATAATAATTGCTTGCGGATAATTCAATACCACAACAACGTTGAAATCCGCTCATAAAATAAGATGGTTCGCATAGTGATTTATGTTGGATCGACGAAATTAACCGTAGCGCTGTATTTCCGATCGACGACGACGACGACGATTTCATTCCGTGTGGCTGTGACTGTGACTGTTTGGTTGAACCCACGATACGTTTTCCAAAGACGTCGTATTTTGGCGGAATAACCGGCGGTAGATACTTCACGAGAGCTGTAGATGTATTTGATATGTAATTGTGAAGATCTGTGATTCGATTACCTTTTGTTCGTTTTTTCTTTTTAGGTATGGATGCTTTCGACAACGTTTCTCTCGTATTCACTTTATGAATAAGATCATCTGACGGCATCGCAGATCGTGTAAATATATATACCGCGATCACACGAACTTCATTCATTAATAACATGTAGATACGATACAATTTATGTTCAACGAGAGATTGAAGTTGTGTCAATTCGTTCAGGATACAACAACGAAAATCTCTCGTGTTTTCGTTTACAAAAGCGTAAAAAAGCGCGAAATTCGCAGACGATACAGGAATACATGTGATTCCTTTGTCAATAATAGACGATGGGGGCGGCCGCGGCATCGGTGGTGGCGTAAATACATATGAATACACTGTCGAAAACGGAATTACAAACCATGGAATTTCGCTGTAACGGTATAATGTTTGTTCGCCCGCAATCTCTCGTGACTTCTGAATATATTCGGTTGTTTCAAGGAGTTCGAGAGATTCGCGTTCTGTGATTGTGTATTTATTCCAAGCAAGATACTCCGACATATAAATAGTAACACTCTTATACGACGACGTAACCAGCGAGGAACCAAAAGAGATCATAATACGGGGTGTCAGCACTGATACACCTTTTATGCTGTCGTTCTTCATAAAAACGCCGATGAATGCCGAGAGACCGAATGTATCTTGCGAGAGAAGAACACGAAGTGTATCGATGGAATCGCATGCGATGAGACCCGCATTTTTCGATCCTTCTTGTTGTTGTAATAGCTGAGAGATTCTCTCGAATGGTGGAGGCGTTTCTTCATCGTTACCGCGATACACACGAACAGTATCATGATTTACATGATGTAAAAATGGATACACTACCGCGTTATAACAACGTGTGCCGAGAGATAATGGGTTCATTATAGTCGTTCGTGGTCGACCGCCTCCGTCGCCTCTCGCCAATCGACGAATCGTAAATCGAAACGTGATCGGTTGTTCATACCAATATAAGTATTTGAATTTCAATACACAAACACACAGGATAATACTCACGACAAAAAAAACAATAATATAATGAAAGAAAAACGGTGGGATATCGCTCGCCGAGACTTCCGTGACGTGATTCATTATATTACAGGAATAAAAACGATACTGGCGATCTACGCGACCTTCTTTAATATATAAAGATACTGATATTCGTTTAAAACATGAACCAAATCTACCTGCCCCGTTACAGTAAATCCGACCTCTTTTGCGATTTCCAACATCTCTCGATTCGTTGGCATATAATAAGTGTGAATATTCTCTCGAACTTTACCGGTTTTATCGTCGGTGATCTTCTCGACAAACTTCCCAACATTCTTCTCACCGGTGTTTCGATTCTGGCTTCCATTCGATTTCGCATTCTTTGTCGGAGGCGGTGGCGTAAAATCCGACTTGTATTGAAAACTGCGGAACTTTACGAGAGAATTCGTGATGCGTTCTTTTGCGTATTTTTGAGGCGATACGATGAACAAAGGTTTTCCACCAGGAACGATGGGGTCGAAATGATTGCGATCGACGAGATGGATAATGAGGTAACCTTCCGGTTTCAACCACTGATAACAATTGCGAAAGAATGCGCGTTTGTCCTTCACGTAATACACCGTAAAGTAAAAACAAGTAAGCACATTAAACTCTTCTTCACTAAATAACATCGGCTTCATAAAATCGCCGTTAATAAAATTACACGATGGATATAAATCTCTCGCGGTCTGAAGCATCGCCTCAGATTTATCACAACCGATGACATTTATAACGCCTTTCTTTTTCAATTCATGAACATGATGTCCCGGTCCACAACCAATATCACAAATCTTGAAATTCTTCTTATCATTCTCTGAACCCGAGAGCGCACCCGTAATATGAATAATTTCATCGGCTTCGGCTTCGATTTTATTTGGTTGAATAAAGAGCTCGTCATAAATATCCGCATAAAAATTGTCGAATATTGTATCGTTTTCATATACCTTGTATTTTTCTCGCTGTTCAAACCCTTCGACGTGAAACGATAAATCGCGCTTAATGAAACAGAATATCATAAGTAAAATGAACAAGAATGTTAAGATTTCCCATCGTGTGATCGAACGAATATATGCCGAAAATGATGTATAGAATGCCGCCATTACTAGTATTTCGTTACAAAATATATTATCGTTATTCTCGCACAAAAAAAAACGGGTAAGATACTAATACGACGATACGTATCTTCGCGTCTTTTCGATAGATGTCCGATCCAAATGAAATAAATGATATACGAGGCGAATCAGACTTTCGCGGAATAACCTTTTCGTCATACAAAAAAACGGATGTGCGCAAAGAACTCATAAATAGTTTATCCAGCTCTAAAATCGAACCAGCCTGTTATTGGAGTGCGGAACTCGTATGTTCCGGTCATTATCTTGAATTATGGGATATTATTATTACATTTATGAGTAAATATATTCATTTAGCAAATCCTAAACTACCTCTTTATATTGAAATGCGGTATGAGAGTTTCAAGTCGATTATATCCAACGGGTATGCTGGAAATGAACTTCGCCTACGAAATCATTCCAAGATGCGGTCGCTTTTCGCTGAAATCGTATGTGTTCTCGTGAATTCAAAACGGCAACATAAATACGATAGCGTGAAAATAAAGAAAAAGGAAGAATACGATATTGCCACGATGTCGCAGCGTCTGAAAGCACCGCGGGTGGATTATGCGCAGGAGTTTTTTCGAGAGAGAGATCCGAAAGAGATATTCATCGCGATGAACGAATTCGCTTATCACATCTCTCGTGATTCTAAAAACACACTTTTAGCATGTTACTGGGTAGAATGGATTGTTGAGTTTGAAACGATTTGTAAAGCGAAGAAAGAGACGTGTCGTTGCGAGAGACGGTCGCATATACCAGTGGACGATAAACTACAGTTCGACCCGATTTGGATGATATGGGATATGATTATTGCGCGAAGTGCCGATGCGGAAGAACATTCACCACTCACACAGAAGATTATAAGTAGTCTTTTACGATTATATTGTATTCGGTTCACCCCAGGTGTTCGAAAAAAACGGCGCTATCTCATTTATTTCGCGATATCACTTTTAACCGCTGAATATGATAGTAAAATTGAGATGATACATGATCGTATCGTAATAGAAACCGCAGTTGCGAATATCAACTCCGTGTATAAACAAATCAAACAGCATGAAATTAGCCCAGATACCGACTACTTATTCTCATCCGCTGGTTACGCTGGCGATAAAAACGGAGATTTAGAACGCACAATCAAGCGTTTAGAAGCGTTGAACTCGATGAACACGATCGTTAGGAAAAGAGACGACGATTCATCGCAACAATCTAACGCTGCTAAAAGTTATAGTCCATATGAGTAGTATTTTATGTCTATATCTACTATATCTAGAGTATATATAGACCGAATGTCACTTCCAACATTTAAATTTACGAAACTTGGCGAAGCTACAAATAATGAAAGCGTGAACAGCAGTTTGTCTGCTGCTTATAAAATGTCAAAGTCGGGGTTAACGAGTATAAAAGAGAAAGCACAAGATACCTTTCGACAGATGAAAATGCCCGAAATATCTCTCGATACATCTGATTCAAATACCAGCACCATCACATCTGACGATGATGGGTTCTTTTCATTTTGGACATTCATAAAATTGCTTATTGTTGCGGCGATCGTCTGGTTTATGTGGAGTAGTTTGTCGACGAATGGTGATTTTCATTTAGGAATGGGTGAGTTAGGAGATAAGATAAAGACATTTTTCAAAATGATGGAAGAGAAAGGACGTGAAATCATCTCTAGAAACACCAATATCGAACTTCCAGTAAGTCGAGGCGACGACAGCGACAGTGACAGTGACAGCGAAGACAATGATGGACAACAAACGAAGCCGAAAGTGAAATCTATTTCAAACACACCACATCGCCCACCTGCGCCACCTGACGCAACAAACAGCAGTGATAAAAGACCCGGGTTTCTAACAGACGATAACAAATATACATTTTTAGATAAAGCTGACCGCAACTATTCGGGACCTTCACCTCGCGCGGATGATAGCACGAGTGTTACGCAAAAACATCAGAGTGGGAAAGGTGGCTACTGTTATATCGGTGAAGACCGCGGGTTTCGTAGTTGTGTCCGTGTAGAAGCAAGTGATAAATGTATGTCTGGAGAGGTATATTCGCGACAGGATATTTGTATTGATCCAACGTTGAGAGAATAATGTTCATCATAACAAACGATTATAACGATAAATACCTTATTTCTGGAGTATACGAATAAGGTTCACTTATTTGCTGTTGCCCGTCCTGATAGACGAGAGTGATTGTTATAGAATATTGTGTGCCGACAATAATGATTTCAGAACCAGACATTGACGAAGGAATACGAATTTTATGTTCACCTGAACCGGATATCGGCTGATTGTCACTATTTGTAATCGTTTCATAGGCGGCATTTAGTCCATTTACTCTCAATTTAACAATCGGATTCGCGACTTGCCATTGTGCGTTGATTGAAAATGTCATTTCTGCGTAAGATAATCCAGCGGGTGTATAATAACCTTGAATATCAAATATCAACGCCTTTACGGTGTCCGGATAGACCGTCAAAAATACACGGGAACTTTCATTACTGGTAAGATAACCATTATAGGTTTCCATGACAATAGAATAGGATCCGTCGATTATATAATTGTTATTCAATATCCCTATATCCGCACTATAAGATGTTCTAGTATCTGTAGAACTTATGTTATATGGATAAGTAAGTCCAGAACCAATCGACAACGGCGGTGTAATCGTAATATTATAGTATTTTATAGCTGTTCCGCCTGTATCAGGTTTCTTCCACGTAATATTAATGTAATTACGAGAAACATCTGTCCATGTAGGCGGTAATAACCCATACTTTGATGTAATCTTTATATTTGTAGGAACACCCGGTTTCGTTAATGTTCTCGCTGTAATAATTGCGGATTCCGGTCCAACGCCAATACTATTGATCGCTTCAATTTTTATTTGATACCGATTTTCATTAAATAAGTTACGTAATACATAACGACGAGATTGACTTTCCACAGCCGACATGATAACATTCGATGTTGTGAGTGTTTCTTTTGACCATGTAGTATCGGAAACTTTTCTGTAATATAAATTATACATGGTAATTGGGGGTCCGTTATAAGATGAAATGGTTCCAGCCGCATTCGCCGCACCACTCGCACTTGTTCCTGCCGCACCGCCAATACTTCCAGTATTTACAGGATCTGTCCATTTTAAATCTACCATCAGATTTTGTCGTTCATCCGGTGTATTCGTAAAGCCGAAATCATTTATAATCGACGGAACAGATGATGTTTTTAATGTGATTGTCGCCGGAACACTCGATAAGCCGCGTTCATTCCCCGAAAATACCGACAAATAATAGACCGTATTATCAAGAATATCTTCGATAATCCCAGGTATTTTTTCAAAAATAACCGAATTTCCATTAATTTCGCCGCTATTCCGGTTATATCTCGGGGGTGGTGCTCCTGCGACCGGCTTGTAAGGAAATACGCTGGTATAAGGTTTCCATGTTTTATTATTTGTAGAATATGTAATGACATAACCGGTGATAGGTAAGCCGCCATTTGAATCCGGCGCATCCCATGTAAGTGTAATCGTCTTATTCACATTATCATAATTACTAATACGCAGATTCGTTGGTTCGGTTAAAATCGTGGTTGGTATATTATACGTGATTTGAAGACCAGCTTCATATTGATACGTTCGTTTATAATTATATAAATTGATAGAGGGGTCATAACATAATAGACGTTCAGGTCCAGGCACACCACATGCGCTTGTAAGACCGCATAATATGCGATTATTAGCACCCGTAGGCGGGCAAATCAACGCAAATGGACTCGCCGCATCGGTTGTATATCTTGCCGAATTTCCTATATTCCGCATGAGCTCACCACGAGCTGCTTTCGCGTATTTTTGCGTTTTTGTGAGTCCGCCCACATTTTTATTATATTTCAAGATTTCAGCTTTGCGACGCATATCATACACTTCGTCGACTTGACTTACCGTAAGCGGCTTACCAGTTATACTATCAACCATGTTTGAAGACCGACATTCCGGCTTGAACCGTGTCCAAAACTGACGATTATATGGATTTGAATAAAAAAGATTCGTATTACAATTAATAATCGAGGGGGTGATTTCGAACACATTTACGTTGAATGTTGCGACCTTCTGGTTGAAATTTGTCGTCGCGGCTTGTGTTACTGTGATCGTAGATGTCCCAGAACCATATACAAACGCTGTATATACGGTGCTGGTGCCGGTTCCCGATACGCGCAATTTGACTATATTTTCATTTGATGAACTAAACGTGATGATTCCGTTTGCTTCTTTATTGTTCGATTCTGGTGGAGTTAAAATAAACGAACCTTCAGACGTCATTTTATTTAGATCAGGTAGTTTATAGATAGTTGCTGAATCACCGGTATTTATTTCCGGTATTTGAGTCATGAACGTTGGTGTCGATTTTTTGATGATAAGCTTGATTGTATTTGTATAACCAGTCATATCACCGATTCGTTGATTCGACCTTTTATACACCGGCGTTTCCTCTTGAAGAAATTTAATCGATATGGGATTCAATAGTGTGAGGGTTGTTTGTGTGCTTTTTTTGAATGTAATACGATTCCCGCTAATTTGTATGTATTCACCACTTACATCGAATGTCCTCGGTAATGTAAGATTTAAATAATACTGAATGTCACCATAATCATAATCTCCAGTTTGTATATTTTCACGTGTCGTTCTCGCGAAATCCGGAAAATTCAGATCGATACTACCATCAAGCCACTCTCGCACTATATTTCCATTACTATCTGGTATCGAATTGGTTTTACTTTGTCCTAGCCCCGTGAACGGTGTATTTAATCGAATATCTGTTTCACCTTTTGTTATGGTAAGAGGGACAAAAATACTTTTTTCTAGAAATACATCTACGTTGTTGATCGTTTTTTTGGCTTGTTTCATTTCCATACGTATGGTGGTTGAGGATTGGCCATATCGAAATCCACCAGAATTGTCATAGACACCGTTAATGAGTAGAGCGTTGCGATAAGCAAGACGAATATTTTCTCCACCAGGGTTTTTATATAAACCATTTGGATTTGGCGTATTTGCTGGATCACTTGACGCTTGTGGAATTACATAATAGTCTCGGTCCAAACGTTCAACTGATATAGCGTAATTATTTGATGGAAATGAAAATAGAATAGGTGTATCGGCGTAATTATTGTTGGAAGTTATGTTAATAAGTGGTATGAAACCGATAAGCGTGTTTCTTTTTTCAATAATAGAAGCAGGGACATCTGTATCCCGTGGACCGACGCCGGGTAACGTGCTTGGATATGTGAATGTCCCAGGTAAAAGTTTAAAAGTAGTTGTATAGTTCAAGGAATAAACATTATACCGGTGATTATATTCTCCAATAAAATAGACATCACCTGTTGGCGTATCTTGTTGTAATGATGGTGTCCATGTTGGAACAACCGCCGACATATATTATATATTTTTTTACACCAGTATTGCTGATATGTCCATGTAAAAAAATATTATCTCATATACCAACTGTTTGATAAATAAGAGCCTAGATTCTTGGTAGATTCTGTGCCTCCTGACGAGGAGACCATCTTCATTTTCGGACCTTCATCTACGATGCTCTTGATCTTATTGGAACCAATCGAATAATTAAAATATTGTATGGTTGATATATATCCACTAAACCTATTACTCGCCTTGCTTTCACCTATGTTTACTTTGCCGTAATTTTGTAATGGAATACCGGCGGTCTTACGACGCTGAGCAAGACGCCCATTAATATATAAATCAATAACGTTGTTTGTTACACGAATGATCGCATTCACCCACTTCTTCATCGGAATATCCGTTGCGATAAGTTGTTCATTCAGGTTTTTCTTTTTATCTGCTTCGTTGTCGCTCTTACCATTTACATCTACAAGAGCAAGTAAAGATACATTTACACCTTTATCGGTGCGGTCTGGGTTTGTCTCAGTTATAGATTTTGTAAAACGAATGTAAAGCCCTGGTGCATTATTCGGGTAATATATTCCATCAGATCCTTTTGTTCCTTCACCACCTTTGCTAAAGATTCTGGAATATTTATCCTCTACAAGTGGAACTTGATTAATATAAAACCACGTGGACCATGTATATTCTAAACCACCATCTTCATTCATCGATCGTGAGATAAACACCGAGTTTTCGTTCGATGGATCCTGTGAAATAGTCATCGCCATATCCTCAGTATTTGCTGTTCCATCTAAAACAAAAGGGGACATTGACGGAAGCATCAAATACGACAATCCGATAATAGACAATTTTACAGCTACTGAAAATACAATAAATACCATCAATATGAATGCGAATTTCGCAACAAGACTATTTGACTCCATGAATTCACGCAAACCAAAACCACCACCGTTGCTTCCGCTCATGCTACCACTCGATGATAATCCAGCATCACTCGGCTTCGAAAAGCTAGATGTTAATCCTTTAAAAAATCCACCGCTTCCACTATCGCCGTTGGTTTCACTCATTATTATATATTTCTTACTAATATAATCGAATAAAAAAACAATCTATATAAACCAATAGATTGTTTTTGTAATGAAGTCTAAAATATACCCAAGAACTTTATTACGTCAATACCTACCCATACATAATGAATTAGGTGCTAACACTTGCTTGTTCCTGATTATCCACGATGAAGCTTAACTTCACCTTATATTTATTGAGAAGGTCACTCCATGGACTTCCACCAAAACCTTGAGAATAAATATCCCACGCTTCTTGTGGTGCGATAGATGCGGCTTTAAGTTTCACATTCGTAATAAAACCAACATCTGCGGTTGTAACCGCGGTGGAATCATCGCCTAAAACAATACTTTGGGTTTCTTGAAGACGTGAACCTTGATTTACAACGCATGATTTTACTAACTTGCCATCGACATACACATCCATCGCTGTGCCGTTGAAACTGACAATAAGGTTCACCCATTTCTGAAGCGGAAACTCTGCGATTTCACAGTCATATTGCGTATCACTCGTGCCGGACCTTGGGAAAATTTGTATTGTATTCGTATTTGCCTTTAACTGTGCTTTAAATATGGCGGAACCTGCACCACCAGCTCCATCTTTATGAAAACTTACGATATTCGCACCATTCACCCACTTTTTAATGTAAAACCAAATCGATATAGCGCTATTTGCTTTGACACTACTCGGTAGATTTGATCCCTGAAGCGTCGTTTTATTTCCCCATTTCTGCATCGTACCTAAAGTTGTATAGGTTGTCGTCAAAGCTTTAAAAATGACATATAACAACAATAGAATAATAACGATTGCTAAAACTAATTTTGAATTCATATTCTTCGTATAATTATTGTATATATTATTTACTTAGAATATACTGTTGTTATTCCGGCTTCCTTTACTTCATCCTCGATTGTCGTCATTCCAATCATCGGGGGGTTTTGCGATTTCAACATCGTATACGTCCAACGCATTTGTTCCTTCGTAAGCGGTAATTTATGAAATGCTAAATTACATATAGATCCATTCAATCCTTTATCGTTGTTTGTATCGCCAACAGTAATCGGCTTCATGGAAATATCTGGCATAATAAAATCACTTCGAATCAAGAGTTTATTGTTCATGAAAAAATCCATCGTTTTTCCGTTGTAATTCACGACGAAGTAATTCCATCTTTGAAGAGGGACAGCCACATCGAGATCTTCGTCATTATCCAGTAACATTCTGATTTGATTTTGTCTATCTTTGGATTTGCGCGCAATAATCGTATTGTAATTTGCACGTGAATTGTATATCAGCGTTTCGGATGGTCTTGAATTATTATTCATATCTAGTGTTTTACACCACAATTTCAACTCTGTTGTTGTTTTATTATAGGTCATTCTTGGAACACCACCGAAATCAAATATCTCTAAATCATTATTTGATGAAGCCACCGCATTATTTAATAAGAACCATCCAGAAATAGAATAATTGTAACGCTTTTTCTCTTCAACCGGACAGTTCGCGGCTTTATCTTCGGGGGATCGGTCAATACCTGTATTATGGTAAATGAAAATTTGTGGACTCTGTGTATTCAAATTGGTATCATACTTCTGTTTCAACGATACAGGAGCATGTACGATTTGAGATGCGGATGCTCCGATGTAGTTCAATAGGTAAGGTCCACCATATAAGATCGCAATCAGAAGCAACTCGATTGCGACGATAATCCATATCGGTCGTGTAGTATCGCCTACAACAGTTTGTGATGACTGAAGCATATCCAAGAATAAACAAGGAATAAAAATGATTCCCAACCACAATAACTTCAGCAATTTCAACCCGATCGCAGATTTTGTAAGATGGAATATGAACATCACCAAAATAAGCACGACCATTACGCTATGTTGTTTATAATACGCAAGCACACACAATATAATAAAAAATACGGTATTGATGATAAAGCGGACGTTGCTGAATAAATCCGCCATGGAGGGTTTGTTTTCTGTTCCTCCGATCGTTTTCCCCGGATTTAATGTGTCAATAAATTCTAGGCCATAATGAAAGAATAAGATGACGATACCTAAAACAGTCATTCCAGTAACTGACATACGATTTTTATCATCTTTGTCACGGTCATAGATCCAGACAATCACCATTAAGATAACATATACAATATGTGTAGCACCAAACGCGAGTTGGCGAAGTGGTTTTTGTTCGTCTTCTGTTTTCATGTCATCAAACAAATAATCTTCGGGCGTTTTGTTATTGTTGGTGGTCTTGAATTTCTCTCGAAGCGTCGAAACTACACCGGCGATACCGACAATCGCAAGAAGAACATAGATTGTATGTGCTGTGGGTGAATTCAAATTCGCCATGATACCGCCAGATGCGACTGTCTCTGCGCCATCACCTTTATTCACGAACTCGGCATCAATCTTATAGACATAATAGACGATCGCAAGGATGAGAATGACGAATGATATTGTGAGTAATAGAACTTTGATGAGCTTCCCGATTGCGCTTACTTTTTCTTCGCTTATTCCGGTGGATGTCACAGCAGCAGATGTGGAGGCGGCGGCGGCGGCCAAGGAAGGGACGGAAGGCGTGGGGACGCTTGTCACGCTTTTCGGCGTTGGACGGTCCTTTTCGTCTGTCGGAAACATACGAAGATCGATATCACTCGCATTCCAGTTCCAGAATTTTAATTTGCCAAGTTCTTCATCGCGTTTATCCGCAAAATCTTTAATACCCGTCAAAGACCCGATACCATAAAGAATCGCACGGAATAATACGATAATCAACCACGGGACTAAATATATGGTTGTAAGTAGCAAACGCACGCCTTTTTTCAGAAAATTTTCGTTTTTAAAGTCATCATGTATGCCTGCCCACAAGTGATATCCGGTAGGCATCGCACATATCGCTAGAAGAATAACAAACGCGATCGCCCAACCCCAGTTTTCAGGGACAACCGGTAAGCTCGTACCTGTGTTTGATTCTTGTGCTGGCTTGTCCACACGTAAATAATGCCACCACCATGAGAGACCTCCTCCAAATAATAGCAAAAAGAATACAATAGAACCGAATACGCCTTTAGTTAGACTTCCTGATGTATCATCATTTTTGTTGAATTGCCACACTTGAACCGACTCGGCGAATTTCAGTATCGAATCAAGACCGCCTACATTCATTTCCTTCACCATCGGAAGCAGTAAAATCGCACATAACAAAAGACCGACAATAATAACAATAAAAAAAGCGTCGACGAGTTCTTTCACACGTGAAAACATATCACCAGTAAATTTACGTGCGATCCAATCACTTGTTTTTGGCGAAGTGGTGACATTCGTGAATAAAACGGAGACCCACATGACGAGTAAGATAACCGACAAAAATGGAATCATCGAAAACGATTTGGCGAAACGAATAAAGAGACTGCTTTTATCGGAATGGTCTGTTAATATTTTGTCCCAATCATTTGATGTCATCTTATCATCTTTGATTTTCTCTTGAATGTCGTTTCCAACTGTTTTGGCAACGCCACCACATTCAGGGTTGGTTGTGTATATCAGCGCGTCCTTCCACCAATCTTTGAATGAATCTGGTATGTTCCCACAATCTGCCAGTTTCAACCGAACATTATAACACATAAGAATAAATACAGAGATAATTACGGATAATATCGAAACAACACTTAACATCGCGTTCATCGGCTCAAATGTTTTCTTTTTATCTTGATCAAGACGGGCTTGTATTGCGGTGTTAATCACTTCATCATTAACTGCGTTATTCGGGTCTTTTTTCTGTATTTCTTTGATGACTTCTTGACGAAGTTGTTGATAATATCCACTATTTGCGAATTCGTTGTTCGGTTGATTATCTTTATTTAAAACGTCCGTTGCTGAAGGTTCTTTGAGATTATTTACCGCGAAGACGCTCGGAAAAGCAATATACGCGACGATGACTAGAATCACGAGTGCGATCGGTATTAGAAATTTATGCGTAGTAATTTGCGAGCTTTGTCCAAGTGTCGTAATGATCAAACCGATAAGCGCAATAAACCATACGATTCCGTGAACTAAAAATGTTTTCTGACCATATTCGGTTAAATCCCCTGCGCCAGCAATACCCTCACTCTTTTGACTCGCAGCTAAGAATATACTCGCAGGTATTCCTAAGACTAACACGAATGCGATTATTGCTGCGATTTTACCAATTTGATTTAAACCCTTTGAATTTGTATTTCTCCAAATAAAATAACCAACTGCCAAAAAGAAAGCGATCTGAAAAAATAAACCGAAACCTAGTATTAAATCTGCCGTTGTTTTTGCGAAGCTTTCCTTGCTTTCTTTACTTGACAACGGATCGTCGTTGACCTTATCCATCGTTTGTTGGATTTCATTTCCACGAACAATCATCGGCACACCAACGAGAATCGAAATAATGATGTAATGAATCCATTCGCTGATGGGTTGGTTTTCGCCGAACCTTTTATATAACGCGATTATAATGCCACCAATCAATAAAATAGAACCAAACCCGATCATGCTTCGTGTAAGGTCAACGTTACTTACCTTTTCTGATGCTTGAATGCTACCAAATCCCATACCTAATCCGAGAATAAATAGGCATACTGGTAATATAATCCGAATACCGATGTTAGACAGAGAATCAGATATATTAAAAATGGCATCAGGTGGTGACGGTAGAATCGTGTCATCGGAACCTTTCATGTCAATAAACTTATTCGGAGAAATAGAATGAATATACAGCACGTAAAGAAATGTAAGAATAAGTGATACAAATATTGGCCAATTTCCTGTCAATAATTCAGAAGACACGAATGATATTAGTAATATAACAACGAGCACGATAATCGGTAAATAATTCAGTATTTTTTTAACATGGAGTGAATCTTCGATCGAAGATATGGCATTTGTTTCCTTTTTTCCTTCTTCGGTCTTTGGATTTAAAATAGAGCTTGATGCCGTTGATGTTGGTGTTCCTGACATTCTGTTATTATTAAATATAATGATAACAACACCCGTTATAATTATAAGATATAATAATGTCGGCCTGACTACGATGCTGATACAAATACGATACGCAAATTTTATAAAAATGACATCGCGGTCTTTTTCCCATGACAATCCCGGCATAAAGCGACTAAATTATCGATGTGATTGGAACCACCATGTTCTAATGCGATAACATGATCGACCTCGAACCAAGCGGGGAGCTGACGCTGACAATCGCCACATTTCCACCCTTGTTGTGCGGCGACATACTTTTTCTTTGTTTCACTTACACTACGCTTGCTAGACCCCTTGCCGGAGTTGAGCAACCGTCTTTCAGCGGGGGTTGCGCCGGGGGTTCCGCCCCCCCACGACGGTGATGCGATGGGTTGTACGGTTCTTGCGCCTATCGCACTATTCATCGCACCGCCCATCCCCCCGCCCATCGCTCCACCGTCGTGGGGGGGCGGAACCCCCGCGGAACGTCCGGTGATATCAAAAAACGGCGTGATCATATCCGCAGTTCCTTTACTTATCGGCATATACTTAATGATATCGTTGGCATGAAACAACAACTGCCTAGAGTTTTCCGGATTGCGGCGTAAAAACATGAAGAGCGATAGACCGATAAACCCGAATGTCGCCATCTTAATCCACTTTTGATTGCTTTGAAACATTTTTAACGGCTGACCATCATAGTATGTGTTTATAATCAGAACCGCCGTAATAATAAATATGATGTATTCGGTTTTTACCATGTCTGCTGCGGATAGTTTGACGTTGGCTAGTTGGTAAGTTATATATAGTCTCGAATATTTCGCTACCGATTATGATAGTAATACGCCGCATACCCCAACCCAGCCAACAATAACAAATACACGAGCTTCTCTCGATACTTCAGTTCTTCTAAGATTTGGACAGACCGCGGACGATAGTGTAAATAATATCTCTCGAGAGCATCATGTAAACTCACTTCATCCTTCATCAATAGAACATTATATCGATTGTGAATGAAATGAACCCAGCGAATAAATGAATCGCGGCTGTCTAAATATGGCGTGACCGGATATTTCCCTAACATTCGGTCAAACTCAGACGCCATTTCTGGATCAGGTATTAACATCGAGAAATTCTGGATGAAGTCGTAGTATTTTTTACGCGTCACATCATTCACATGATCGGGGTAATTTACCGCGGCTGTCATTAAAAGGAACCAGTAATGTGGTCCCCATACTTTCGCGTCAAGCTTAAGCATCGATTGCTTATAATGAAACGACATAAAAACAACCATAGAACTACGATAAGCGAATTTCAAAAGATGGAAGAAAATTGTGCCACTGAAGAAGAAACGACTGAAACACCAAAGGTAAATAATCCTAAATCAGCGTTATCGTATCTTGAAATCACCCAATTACGAAATCAACGAACAAAACATTCGACAACGGGAGGTGCAGGCGCAACGAGTAATCATACGTCACCATCGGTAAACAACGGCGAAACAAACAAGTATTTCTGTAATAATTGTAACCGAACAAATCATGTATATAATAATTGTCGCGCACCGATTACAAGTATTGGGGTGATTGCGTTTCGTTGTGGTGAATCGGGACCAGAGTTTCTCATGATACGTCGCCGAGATTCATTTGGATTTGTTGATTTTATTCGAGGGAAATATTCTTTGAATGACGAAGCATATATACAACGGATCATCGATGAGATGACCATGACTGAAAAGGCGAATTTATTGCGACTAACATTCGAACAATTATGGCGATTATTATGGGGTGAATATACGCGAGGTAGTCAGTATAAAAATGAAGAGCATATTTCCTTTGAAAAATACAGACAGGTTCTTGGCGGAATACGCACGAAAGACGGGCGTATAAGGACGCTTCATCAGTTTATTGACGAATCTGCGACACGTTGGACCGAAACCGAATGGGGTTTTCCAAAAGGCCGGCGAAATTATAACGAAAAGGATTTGCCATGTGCTTTACGTGAATGCCTAGAAGAGACCGGTTATGATATTGGAACCGATAATGTTATTCAGAATATTGCTCCATTTGAAGAAATATTTATGGGTTCAGACATGAAATGTTATAAACAGAAGTATTTTCTTGCAATGGTGGATTTAGATAAGAAACCGAAAAAGGCACATGACATTATGGAGGTTGGTCTCATGAAATGGATGTCATTCAGCGAATGTATTCAAACGATACGACCTTACAATTTAGAAAAAATCGGGATCGTTCGTAAAATCAATAACATACTATCCCGTTACCAGATATTTTAAGGTGAGATGATCTTTTTATTTCGTGTAATTATATAAAGGGTCATTATAAATAATAGCTACGATACATAAGAAAGATATGGCCGAAGAACAAGACAATATACCTATAGAAGTTACAATACAACCGTCGGGGGGACCGTCCGTTGCTTCTGTTGCAGCGGCTGCGCTTGCGGTGATGCCAGAAGATGCGTCGTCGATTGCGGGAAGTAAAAAACCGCGCACGATACGTCCAAAAGCTAAAGCCGCCGCCGCCGCCGCCGCCGCAGTAAAGACCGACCGTTATGACCCGAAAACAGCGATCACGGTAATGAAGCGTGAACTTGAAGAAGGTCGCAGACGTCTGAAACCGGAAGAACTCAACAATCCATTTAGTAAGGAGTTCAACAAACTTCTTTTAAAAAAAGAATTACTTGAACGAGAGATGACAATCCACGATATTGGTATTTTGCCGGATGACGGTGACGGTGACGGTGACGGTGACGGTGACGGTGACGGAGCACGGATTGCTGCTGCCGCCTTAACCGGCCTCTATCCAACCCTAAATGACCCAAATTTTAATACTAAAATCGCCTTGCGAAAAGAGTTTTTTGATACCAAGATGGATGTAGATAATGCGAAAAAGGTAGAAGAAGAGGCGGAGATTCTATGTAATGCGCAGATTGAACTTGCGCCGAACCAGCAATTTGTTCGTAATTTTCTTTCAGTAGAGACACCGTATAATAGTTTGCTATTGTATCATGGACTTGGAACAGGAAAGACATGTTCTGCGATTAGTGTTGCGGAAGAGATGCGAGACTATATGAAACAAATGGGAATTACGCAACAAATTATGGTGATTGCGTCACCAAACGTTCAGGAAAATTTCCGGCTTCAGCTCTTTGATGAACGCGAACTCCGAGAGATTGAGCCGGGTGTATGGAAT